ATAACAGGCCATCTATCAGGAACAACAGCTGTGTTCACGAGCATCACAGCTCTGAGTAGTGTTGTTGACGTCATCGACATCAAGGTACGTGAATTGAGTGGATATGATATCATTGATGGTGATTTAAGAGTAGATGGTACAACGACAACAGATATATTACGACTCACAGAGGTTGACGATCCATTAGCTGTAGTAACATCCCCACGCACACGTAATTTAATAAACGATGACTCTACAGATGTTTCCCGCGCTTATGTTTATACGCATGCGATTAATGTAAATGGTGATTCGGATGTTAACATCAACGATGTTACTTTCAGTAAAGAATCGACAAGTGATGTTAATTGGGAGATAACAAATGCAACTGGGATATCCAATACAACAGAAACGACAACCACTAGTGGATTCATTTCAAACATATTAGATGATAATTACAGGTATGTAGTCGATGAACAGAGAATAATACTACATGGATTGACAATTGGTAAGCAGTATGCGTTTATATTATTCTCACAAGCATGGGACACAGATAATGTTCCAAAGAATGCTGTAATTTCTAGTACCACAAGCACACAAATATTACCTGTAAATCAAAACGAATTTAGTAACAATCAAAGTGATGGTCAAATATTTGAATATACATATACTGCAAATGATACTACCATTGAAATAATAATCTCACCTGAACCAAACTCAACATGGAATATATACGGATTCGCCAACCGAGAGATATGGAACAGAGGTTCAATGGTAGTTACAAGCAATGATTTATATAATCATGATCAAACATATATAAGTGTAAACGCTAATAGTGGGTTGTGGGATAGTGTTTACAGTTTTGTGAGTAGTGATAGTGCTACAAACAATACAGATTATAACAGAACATCATTTGTTAATTTGAGTGGTGATACGATAACAGGTAGTCTTTGTGTTACTGATGATGTTGTAATAACTGGTGTTACGATGTTGAGCAGTGAGTTATACATAGACGGTCATACAACATTTAACACTGGTGTTACCGCTGAAGATAATGTTTACATCAAAGGTGATTTGCGTGTTGATGGTAATGTGTGGTTGTTGGCGGGTATTGGTGATGTAGTTAACGTTGGTGAATCTGCAGACAATATAATAATGTTTCAAGCCCCTGTTGATAGTGACATCTACCCACTACAGTCTGCAACACGAAATTTAGGAAGCATCAACAACACATGGAATAATGTATATACTGAGAGTTTGGTATTAGGAGATCTTGTATTAACATCAGACGATCTAGATGGTGTGCAGGAGGTATTAACATCTGTTTCAGATGCTAGTGCGAACTGGAATGATTCATATACACATACAGTTAGATTGACCGGTGAAACGGAAGTTTTGACAGATAAAGTTGAGACGCTATATCAATATACAATTAGTAATTTCGATAACTCAACATTAACATATGAACCTAGCCTTGAATCGTACATTAACGATGAACATACATCAGGAGCAATAAACTTAGGTGATACGGTTATAATAGCTGCTACTAATACAGTTTACGTATTAGCTAAGAATGATGGCTTGAGTGTGAGTGATTGGGTGGTAGTTAACTCAAAACCAAATACATTATTTTATAGAACCAATTTAATTGATGGTGCAACTCTTGATGCGATTGATATTACAAGATACAAAACCGCAAAATATTCAATTGAGGTGGAGAGTGCTGGTGAGATAATGTTTACAGAAGTGAGCGTGATAACAAATGGTAACAAAGCAACATTAGTTGAATACTGTATTAATCACACAACTAATGATCCATTCGTTGAGTTTGAAGTCAATTTAAATCAACAAACAAATGAGTGTGAATTGTTATTTAAAGAGATACCAAATGACCAAACATTATGGTCACCAGCAGCATTGAGCTCTCAGCCATTCACTTGGTTAGATGCAGCTGATAGTACTAAAGTTGATGTTGATAACTCCGGTACATTCACTAGATGGAACAATAGTGGTAAAACGGACTTATATATGTGGACTAATGCAGGAGCAGAACCGCAGTATATTACCAGTGGTAATGAATTGCTCAATGACAAGAATGTATTTAAATTCACCGGAGATAGTGATTATTTAGAATCAGCTTATGACTCTAATGATTCTAGAGATAAGTGGAATAATGATCCTGTTGTTTGGTATCTCGTTTTCAAACCAACAGGTGTTAACAACTTTCATGATTATATGATCTGGTTTGAACAATCAACAGGTATGAATCTAGCTATCGTACCGGGAGATAATGATGAGTTTTTTGGTAAAGTTTGGATGAAGGAAAATGAGCTGGGCAATGGACCATATCCATTGACTAAAAGCTTCAGTGACACCGACTTAACCAATCAATGGAATATATTTGAGATGGAGATGAATCCAGTTAATAATAGTGTCAAGATATATTTGAATGGTATGTTAGTTGCTACCGGTGAGAGTGATTATGAGTTTCCAAAAACAGCAGAGCATATGTTCAGATTAAATGCAAACTGGTTAGGTTCACAATTTACGGACGGCTATTTAGCAGAATTTATAGTTTTGGAAGACTACCAGAGAGTGCACACGGAAGGATATTTAGCGTGGAAGTGGGGATTAGAGCACAAGCTACCAGACGATCATGCATACAAATCACGTCCACCACAAGCTGTGTGTACATTTAAAGGTAATCGAACCAACCTATTCTGATAAATGTACTGAAAATATATCAAATTACATATAGACTTGCATAAGTATTATTATGGCACTTAATAAACACTTCAAAGTAAAAGACACGATCACCGTCGGTCAGAGCGGGTTGTTCGGAAACACTGTTCAGATCGGAGACGGTACATACCTTAGCGCAGACCCAGCGATTGATGCCTGGGGACCAATATTGTCAGGTGGTAGAGATCTGAGCATGTTCATTGGTGATGGAATTGATTCCATCAGAGAAACAGTTGTTGCTGGTGGTTCAATCACACCTGATGATACATTAACAGTACGTGCACTTGCAGAAGCTGGTGGATTGCAATCTACATTCGGAGAACCCACACAAGGTGGATCTGCCATCGATTGGGACACAGTACCAGCCTCCGCTAACGGAGCAGTTACAATTCCAAGTCTAGCGCAAACAGATGAGGCTGGTGATTTAGAAGCTCCATATCAAGGAAGTATACAAATTCGTACACAGAACAACGGTAGTGCTTTGTATGATGGTACTGACTGGGTATCTAATGGTAAGTGGTCTACAATTGAGGCTCTCGGAGTACAAGGTTATGACAGTCCAATCTTCACAAACCTCACGTTAAGTGGTGATGGATTTACATCCGGTTCGGCAACATTAAGTGCTGCTAACACATTTTACATTGATCCTAAAAACGATGGTGATGTAGCTGGTAAGGTTATAATCAGAGGTGATTTTCAGGTTGATGGTGTAACAACCACAATCAACAGTACAACACTAGAAGTTGATGACAAAACAATTGTACTCAACAAAGGAGCGTTAGATTCCGTGAATGGTGATGGTGCTGGTATTGAGATCGATCTCGGAAGTTCATCTGTCGCTAGTATATTATATGATGCTACCAAATCAGAATTTGATTTCAACAAATCAGTAAACGTCACTGGTGGTTTAAGTGCATCTAGTTTTCTTGAGATTCAAGGCACAACTATACTGAACGACACATTGACTGTTGTTGGTGACAAACAAACAACACTCGGTGGTAGTTTGAAAGTTGATGGTACATTAACAGATTTAAACACAAACCTTGAAGTAAGTGGAACATCGCTGTTCAGCTCAACATTGACCGCCAATGGTGCTGCCACGTTTGTTAAAGAGGTTAGTGCTGGAACCACCTTACATGTTGATGGTGAATCTACACTCGCTAGCGCGATTATAGAAGATCTTACTGACACCAGAATTGTTCTTGCAGGTACAGGTGGAGCAATTGAGGACAGTGCTAACTTGACATTCAATGGCACACAGTTGGCGATCGGAGTTAATAAATTCACAGTACAGCAATCCACAGGTAATCTCTTTACAAATGGTGATGTAGACATCAACGGAACAACAAGTCTCAGTGGTGATTTTGTAATCAGTACGGATGATGCTGGAGTAGAAAAACTTAAAATAACACAATCCTCCGGTGATGTTGTCACCAGTGGTACATTGAGTGCCAAAGGTGTTGATATTGATGGTGATGCAGATATTGATGGTAACACCAAATTAAACACATTGTCAGTCAGCGGTAATATCACTTCCACAGGTAGTGCAAACACAATCAGTGGGACAGTTGAGATTGACGGTAAAACCACCATCAACAACACAGTAGCACTCAGTGGCGCTGGTACCACAGCGAGCAGCGAGCAGTATGTGTATGTTGGAGCTGCAGTTGCAGCAGGTGCAGCAGCTAGCTATACAGAAACATTATCAGTAGCAAATCTTAATGCCGCTAAGTTTATCATATCGGTCGATAATGGAGCCACAGGCAAGTCAGTTATTGAATTGTTGGTCGCTCAGTCAGAAGCCGGAGTGCTGGATGGTACTGCATATGGTCAGGTTGATGTAGGGACAGCACAAATCGATGATATTGACATCGCTGCGGAGAATGGCACCATTGGTATCACAGTCACAGGAACAGATGGAGCTGCAGTGACAGTGTTCGGTACCGGTTATTACAACTAAACGATAACCAAACAATGCTTTAAAAAGACCGGTCTTAATTGACCGGTCTTTTTTTTGTGTACGTTTTAAGCTGTATGCGCGACTAAATAATATTAGGGGACAGTGAACCTAATGACAGTTGAAGATAATAATTTTAATATAAAAAATGGATTGAGTGTGGGTACTGGTAGGCACCAGGTATTGGATAGTGATGGTCGAATAACCGCGAATTATTTCACGCTAAACTCTGGAGGTAGATACTTGAGTGCTGGTGTAGATTTATATGATCTAATAAGCACACAAGGTGTACCGCCTGTTTCAACCAACGCATGGAACAACACACATGATCAAGTTGCTTCATCTGCTCCTGGTTGGGACGGCATGTATAGCTGGATAAACACTGAAAGTGCCACAATTGACACGGAATATAACAGGAATACATATGTAAATGTTTCTGGTGATATTGTGACAGGTAGTATAGGTATTTCTGGAGAGTTAAATGTTGTTAACAATACAGACCTAGAAGGTAGCTTGAGTGTTGATGGGCACACATATTTGAGTGCGGCCATGTATGTCGAGAACGATGCACACGTGATGGGTAACCTTCGAGTGGATGGTGATGTTTGGTTAGCTGTTGAAGGAGTGTATCCTAAGGTTGTATATGTGGGTGCTACGAGCGATGATAATATAGTGTTCGTTGCGGATGTGAGCAGCAATTTTATACCAAATCATGACACAACATTTGATTTAGGAACAATCGCACAGCAGTGGCGTGAATTATTTGTACATGATATTAGTGCAAGTAGTGATATTTTTGTTGGTAATGATTTGCATGTAAGTGCTAATGGTACAATTGGTACTAATTTACATGTGAGTGGTCACACAACAGTTGGTGGCGACACAGTGTTGAGTGGCACACTGGATGTTGATAACGCTACAAACATAAATGATACGTTAGATGTCAAACGGACCGCAACACTACATGATGATATGTATGTGAGTGGTCACACAACAGTTGGTGGCGACACGGTGCTCAGTGGCACATTGGATGTTGATGATGCAACATATGTGTATGATACTCTAAATGTGGAGCTCGACACACAGTTACATTCAAATTTATTTGTAACTAGTAACACAACAGTCAGTGGTAACACCACATTGAGTGGCACGCTAGATGTCAGAGAGTTCACAACATTACACGACGATCTGAGTGTCTGTGGTGACTTGTATGTTGATGGCAATGCGTACTTGAGCGCTGGTGTCGATGGTAACATATATGTAGGTGATACTAATACCGATAACGTCGTGTTCCGAGCTGATGTAGATAGTAATATCATACCTGACAATAATATAATGTTTGATTTGGGTACAAGCACACAACAGTGGCGTGAGCTGTATGTACAAGACGTTAGCGCCACAAATGATATATTTGTAGATAATAATTTAAGTGTTAGTGGTGATGGTACATTTACCGGACATGTGAGTGCAGTGAGTGGACTGAATGTTGTTGGTGATACAACATTGACAGGTGAGTTGAGTGTCACTAGCAATACACATTTGTTGAGTGATGTGATGATTGATCAAGATGTTTATATTAAGGGTAGTATTGTTGTTGATGGTCATGCATACTTCGGGTTTGGAGGTCAAGCTGGTCAGATAAATCTCGGAGATGACCAAGTAGATGAGATCATATTTCACGCAGATGTTGGTTCAGATATATTACCATATCCGACAAATACATATGATTTGGGTAGCTTGAGCCGGAGATGGAGAACTATATACACTAGAGATATAAATGCAAATGGTAATATAGTAGCAGTTGATTTAAATATCACCGGTGAACATACACAACATAAGATTATCAGCAATACAGAGCAAATTTATAAAGTTGATAACATCTGGAGAAAGGAAAATCTACAAAATACATCAAACGACAAATTACAACAAACATTCACAACGGATTATCAATCTGTAAAATTTTATATACTCACGACAAATGCAACCGGTACATCAACCATAAATGCTGAGTATGTGTGTGATGGTGTGAATATAGGAGGTACTGTATACGGTAATGCTACAACTGGTATTGATCCGATCAATAATGTTGATTGTGTGATCTCTAATGGGTATTATTTGCTGAAAATTAATGTCAAACAGTACACCAAAATAATGATAACTGGAACCGCAATGAAAGTTATATAATTGTAATGAAACTGTTGGAAAAAAATAATTTTAATGATAAGTATATATGTAGGGGAAAGGGAACCTAAAAAATGGCAGCAGATATAGAATTTAATGTGAGAAACGGTATGACCGTAGGCTCGAACAAGCACTTAGTGCTTGACGTGAATGGTGCACTTAGCGGTAGTGACATCACTTGCACCACAGGTACTATATTAAGCGGAGGTAGCGACTTAAGAGATCTGTTTGATCTATCTGATATTGAAACAATACTCGCATCAAACAGTGGTAATTGGAATGAAGCATATGGTTGGGATGACCACAGCACACAAAATTACGCCACAAGCGCGTATGTTGATCACAAAGTCTCCAGCCTTGTTGACAGTGCACCTGCAACATTAGACACGTTGAATGAATTAGCTGCCGCACTTGGTGATGATGCAAATTTTTCAACCACTGTAACATCCGCGATTGGTACAAAATGGACACAAGACGACACCAAAATATCCAATTGGGACACAGCGCATGGGTGGGGTGATCATAGCACACAAAACTACGCCACCACCACCGGTGACACTTTCACAGGAGCTGTAAGCTTTGAAGGTAAAATAACAAACACCGGTGGAGCCAAACTGGAGGTAATGAACGCAAGCAACAACTCCGGAGCTACACACGGCATATACATGTGGGATTCAAGTACCCCTGACTGGGTGCAATACATGGCTAAAGTGGGTACAGGGCTTAATCCTGAAGGCGGAACAACTGTAGCTTCTATAGATGGTCGTGTTAATCATGCGTTTAGATTCCGTTCCGACAACCGCTCTAGTAATTCATTTATATTCGAAAATTCTGATGATGTGGCACTGTTCTCTATCGGATCAAATAACGGTAAAGTGTACTCACGTGATAGTTTTTATCCTAGCAACCAAACAACACATTATGTGGATTCTACCAGGATACAAGACTGGCAAGGCACCACCAGTACAGTCTCAACGAACAGTGCAGATTGGGACAGCACTCATGCTAGTGTTGTTGCAACGAGTGCCAATTGGAATGAAGCATATGGTTGGGATGATCACAGCACACAAAATTACGCCACAAGTGCGTATGTTGACCATAAGGTGTCTACTCTCGTTGACAGTGCACCTGCAACATTAGACACGTTGAACGAATTAGCTGCCGCACTTGGCGATGATGCTAACTTCTCAACCACTGTAACATCCGCGATTGGTACAAAATGGACACAAGACGACACCAAAATATCCAATTGGGACACAGCATATGGATGGGGTGATCATAGCACACAAAACTACGCCACCACCACCGGTGACACTTTCACAGGAGAGGTAAATTTCTCCGGTAAACTACAAAACACTGGTGGAGCCAAACTGGAGGTAATGAACGGTACTAATGGCGGTACAGGACATGGAATATACTTCTGGCAAAGTAATGATACTAATTGGGTACATTATCTATGTAATTCACTAGCTAACAACACCAATAATCCAAAAGGCGAATATGCACCGGCCGGGATAAGCGGTTCCACAAATTATGCGTTGAGGTACAGAGCCGCATCCGGAGCGGGTAACAGTTTCATTTTCGAGAATAGCGGCAACGCCACAGTATTTCAAATTGATGCTCAATTCGGTAAAGTGTATTCAAGACACAATTTTTATCCTAGCAACCAAACAACACATTATGTAGATTCTACCAGGATACAAGACTGGCAAGGCACCACCAGTACAGTCTCAACGAACAGTGCCAACTGGAACACAGCGTACGGGTGGGGTGATCACAACACACAAAATTATGCTACCAGTGCGTATGTTGACAATAAAGTGTCTGATCTTGTTGACAGTGCACCGGCGGCATTAGATACCTTGAATGAATTAGCTGCCGCGCTTGGTGATGATGCAAATTTTTCAACCACCATAACCAATCAAATTGGTGACAAGTGGACACAAGACAACACCAAAATATCCAACTGGGACAACACATACACAGCAGTTAACAACAACAGTGCCGGTTGGGATAGTGTTTATGCTAGCGTTTTAGCAGCCAGCAGCAATTGGGAGTCGGCTCACGGCTGGGGCAACCATGCGGATGGAAACTATTTGACAAGCGTTTCTGAGAACGATGTTACACAACATCAAGACGCATTGCATGTCACAACCACGGTCAACAACAACAGCGCGGATTGGGAGTCGGCACATGCATGGGGCAACCATGCGGATGAAAACTATTTGACAAGTGAGACAAACACATCACTCACACTGTCGAATGATACACTATCGTACACAGATGAAACCGGCACAACAAATACAATTTCATTAGAAGCATACACGGGTGAAGGTGTTACCACAATTGCTGATGCAACTGACACTTCAATGACATCACTATCTGGTGGAGATGTATTGGTGTATGTGAACGGTACAACTCAGCAATGGCAGAACAAGAAAGACCGGGCCGCATTGGAAGATTTGTACAATTATGCAAACACTAACTTTTACAGTGAGATGACTTATTCAAACACCAATCAATTGACTGGTGTGTATGTGTGGGTGACTGACAGTAAAAGCACTGCTTTGTTCGAGCGTGATCTAACTTACAATGGTTCTGGTCAATTGACCAGCGTGGTCACACGTGATGTACAAGGTGGAAGCACTCGAGCCACATTGACGAAAAATTTAGCATATACCACCACAGGAGCGTTGAGCTCCACAACCAGGAGCTATAGTTAATGGCAACCCTCGTAGACATCACAGCACCGGAGATTGAAAACGGTTCGCGTATACAATTGTGGAATGTGACCGTGGGTGTTGAGTTATATAACGATCAACCAACGATTTCTGAAGGCAACACATTCAGCACCACGGTTGATCTGGAAAGTGCTAATGTAAGTGCTGGTGACACAATACGCATGCGGGTCACATGTCAAGCTGGTGCGACTGCATTGTTGCCATTGGAGGTTGTGGGTGTGATAAACAGCGCAGGATTGACGTTTCCGCAATCACAGCAAAGTGACACGGTGTATGATGATATTGGTATTGACGGTAGTATATTCGCTGGACCGAATGGAGACTCCACTACCGGCTTGACCATGACACCTGACGGTACAAACATATTGATAAATTTATCTGACACGATATCACCATATCAGGTGTCCGTACAACAACTGTACAGCTATTTTGCATATTTACAAACCACATCAACAGGTATCACAACATTTTACAACGCCATCACACCGGTGGATGGCCTCAATTTTCGTGTCAATATTGATCATGCTGATCTCAAAATACAAAACACCGGAGCAAACGATGTTAATCTGATGGGTGGTAGATTGTTCCGGTCAAATGAAACAACTGTTGTGTACACAGACTCAAATCAGAATTACGGTACCATCACACACGACACAGGATTTTTGTTACAGTTCATACAACCACAAGTTGAAGCTGCACTTGGCAACACAATGGCCAGTGCCACAGACATGGCCACGGTCAAAACAGATGTGGCAGCGATCAAATCAGATCCTAATTTAAATCTTATAACAGCAATTTACACATCTTGAGTTTCGCAAATCCAGACGCAAATAAAATAATTGTTCAGAGTGGTAGAGACGCCGATCTTTCCGGGCTGGCGGGTAACACTGGAGTGACAATCACCGAGGATGAAGGTATCACATATTATGATTTTGGTCAAAACCGATTGAGGGTAACTGGTGGATTGTCAGTGGATCCGGAGAATGAAGTGATGATATTCCATCATGATCATACAACAGATTTTGATACAACTATGAGTATATCTGGCTCAGAGAGAGGTGATGGTTGGAAGTATGGTATCACTCAAATAACAACAGATAGTGATGGTCATGTTGTTGTGACATTCAGCGGTAGTCTGCCAAGCCAATACATTGTAGGTGTGTCATTATACTTTCAAGGTATCGGTGGTGATAGTGCTGGTGTTGGCAAGTTTAATGGCAGAGCACATTTGATAAAATCGATCAGTGGTAATGATGTCACATTTTGGTTTAAATCTATAGGTGATACTCTGACTTCCACCGGCAGTACACGTTGCCGGAGTTATGCAGGCTTCGAGTACGGTAAAGAATATATCGCCAACGGTAGAATCAAGTACTCCAAAGGCACTGGTATGTTTTTCACTGGTTACGCTGGTGACAACTGGAATCCAAGAGATGCATGTTTCAGTGCCGGTTCTCGAACACATTTCCGCGCACGTGGTGGCACAGCAGTTTTTTCCAAGCCTTGGAGCGCGGGGGGTACTGTTGATTGGAAATATCTCACAATATTAAACACACATCCCTCATTTCAAATTGAGGCACGTAGCATGGGTAACGGTCTCACGAATAATGTGAGTTTGGTCAATACAGATATCGGGAATTTTAAGTCTCTAGACACTGTAGGTTTCAAGCTGGTCAATGGTTCCATGATGAACACATACACTAGTTATTATGAGCTACCGATCCGAGATCTGGACATAAGTGAGAATACATACGATTATGATTACGGTACATCCACTGGTGATCACGGGCACGTGCTGTTGACATTGACCAACTGTTCTGATGGTACAAAATTCAGACCAATGTGGAGAAAGACAACTGGTACTAATCTGCAGAACGCGTGTGAGATACACAAAGATGTTCAGATGGATGTGAGAGACTCAGGAAACACACCCATTGGAAATGTGAAGGTATACACACGAGACTACCCATCACTATTTGCCAAACATACGGCGATAAAAAACCAGTCGCCTAAAAGTAATGAAGGTCCGGTGTCCGTAACAGCTGCAACTCCACCCAATGTGTACATGCCGTCACACGGCTACACAACAGGTGATTGTGTGATGCTCCAAGGCTTCGCCAACAGTTCCGGGACGAGTAATGGTGATTTTATAAATGGGTATAAGAAAGTCACGGTGGTGGATACAGACAATCTCACATTACATTATCTGGATGGTACTGATGTTGTTGGTACAGTAAACCATTCACAGGCACTATCCATCAACATCACTGCAATTGCTAGTAATGGTGCCGAGACACCGAAAGTGAAGATAACGGTTGATAGCACAACAGGTATTGCAGTAGGGAACAAAATATATATTGTTGATGTTGTTGGTAGTATTGGGTCAACACTCAATGGATCAACACACACAATAAATAGTATCACTGGTTCTGATGTCGTGTTGAGTACAAACTGGCCTGGCTCCAACAATGGGTACACATCCGGAGGAGCTATACATAAGTTTTACGCAAATAGATTAGTACCAGCGATTGAATATGATCATACCACAACACGCACATACAGCAAATCAACTGACTCTACTGGTGTGACAGACTCCTTTCCGGTCATGATTGGTGGATCATTGAAAGAATATCACCCCGGTCAAAAATTTGCAACACGAACATATGGAGGCCCTTATGTGATCGATTTGAACGGTGCTGAAACAGCGTGGCGTGATGTGGACACAGGTTCGGGTATATCATACTCGAATTATGATACAAGTAGATTTGATAATTACTTTCGAATGGATCGTCGAGGCGTGATGAACAACGATGATGATATATTCAAGTTTTGTTTTTGTAAGTATGAAAAAATGTTGAACACCGTCAAAACATCACTCGAAGGAACTGGCGTATTGACTGTTAACAATGTGATGATTAATGATCAGACAATCACTGTTGATGAAACAACCGCAAGCGGTTACACGACAGTCGACACACCTGAGATTTTTTATGATGTTGCTAAATATTGGTTGCAGCAGAATTACACTGGTCAACATGAACCAATTGTTGACAGACAAGGCGATACAATTTTAGCCAAACACAATCATGTGGTGTTTGACGATCAAGCCACCGCAGTGTTCAATTACATAGCAAATAGTCCAAGTGATGTGACCACAGGTGCAACAATTGAGGCGGTTGGTACCGGTACAGCAAACAGCACCCATCCAGTGGATCATTTGATCAACAACAACACAGACACAGGCATAGAAAAGTGGTTAGTAAGTAATCCTGGTTCAGACACTGGAGTGGTCATCTCCGGTTTAGATAGTTGCTTGGTCACCGGGTTTAAAGTATTCTCATCAGACGTTAGAGACCGTGACCCCAAGAGAATAATAATTTACGGATCAAACAACGGTACAACTTGGACAGAGATCATCGACACACCGTTGGGTTCTTTCACAAACCCTGCAGGTGTTTCTACATTTGCTACCATAAACAATTTCGCAGATGGTGTGCAGCACAAAACATTGTATTTTGACAACACCACAAGATACACAAGCTACAAAGTGCTCTTTCCGGAAGTGGTGAGTGGTACAATGTTAGCAGTACAGGAATTAGAATTGTTAGGAACAACAGTTGATGGTACCATAACAGTCAAATCTGAAACGTATGTAGGCAACATAGGTACGAGTAACGGTGATATAACTTTACAAAATGACTCTAAGATTGTTGGTACATATGGAGACATAAGCGTGTTGCCATACACATTGACCAACATAGAAGCTGGTAGTACCATACAATTGTACAACATGGAGACCGACAGACTCGGGCAGATTGTGAACACAACAGTCACAGGCACTGCTGGTGAAAAAGTGACACACACCGGTACATATGCAAACAATCTCGCTGAACCAGGTGATGAGATACGATTGCGAGTCACATGTCAAAGCGGCACATCTGCAATGCTCCCTTATGAAACGTTTGGTGTGGCACAGTCAAGCGGTATCAGTTTCAAGGCGAATCAGCGAGAAGACACCGTGTACAATGGTAATGGTATTGATGGTAGTCACAGCACTATAACAAGTGAATTTACAGCCGACTATACAAATCTACAGATCGATTCATCTGAAACAGATGGTGTTGTGACCGTACAAGAGATATATGCCTTTTACGCATACAGTGTCACAACATCCACTGGTATAGACAATTTCTTCGGAGCAATCACTCCAATTGATGGTATGAATTACCGTATCAACACAGATGTTGTTGACCTGAAAATACAAAACACAACCACAGTTGACACCATACTCAAAGGCGGTAGATTGTACAGAGACGATAACACCAGTGTGATAGACACCAACCCTACCACCGGAGCTGGCACCGGTAGCTTCACACACGATACAGGTTTCCTGTTGCAGTACATCACACCACAAGTGGAGAACGCGGTGGGTGGAGCTGATTTAGCTAGCGGGTCTGACATGACCACAGTCAAATCAGATGTACAAACAATCAAAAACAACACAAGTGTGATACCTGGCTTGTTGTGAGCATAAATATTTAGGATGACGACAGAACACAAAAATTTAGATGATTTAAAAGCGCGATTCGAGGACGGTGATCGCCCCACCGGTGATGATTTTGCTCGCTTGATCGACAGTTGTCACAACACCCGGCATTTGACCGACTCAACTATAACTGGTGTGTTGAGTGTACAAGGTACAGTAATTACAGATACAACTATCAACGGACGTGATATATCCGCTGACGGAGCCAAGCTAGACAGTGTTTATAATGATGTCAACAATCTACGTTCAACCTGGGAAGAGAGTGATGAGATACAAGCTGTCTCGGATCGAGTAACTCTAGTAGAAAATGTTAGTTCTACATGGGACTCTACTACATCTATAGTAATGACGAACAGTGCTGAATGGGCCAATCATACCAATGTTGATTCTATATTGTCTGAACTCTCTAACGTACGCACCACTGTAAACACAAACAGTGCTGCTTGGATATTAGATGTTGATACAGACACAAACACTAATAAGATTTCTGATTTGCTGGACGTTGATATGACGACAGTTGAAAACAATGACGTACTAAAATACAACGCTGCAGATAACACATGGTATACAGCAAAAGATTTGCATGGTGAAGGACAACATGTAGATACATTTGTTGAGTTGGATGATACACCTGTTAGTTATGATAGTGGCAATCCAGGAGAATACGTAACAATCAAACCAACCGGTGGTGGTTTGATGTTCAGTTCATTGTTACAAGACGTTGATTTCATTCAACTAAAAGATGATTTCATAGATATCGAATCAAGTGTAGAGAGTAATAGCGGTAACTGGTCGCAATCATACGGATGGGGTGATCATGGAGCAGCCGGATATTTAACAAATTATACAGAAACTGATCCAGTGTTCGCAGCTCATGTTGCTAACAACATCACACAGACAAATGTTGACAACTGGTCGCAAGCGTATGGATGGGGTGATCATGGAGCAGCCGGATATTTAACTGATGTATCAGACATCACAACAACACTCAATAGTAACAGCGCTGACTGGGAAGACACATACACACATGTTAAGACAGTTAGCTCTAATTGGGCTGTGTTGGATAGTGATGGTATGTTGATGGAAGGTCAAATTCCGGAATTGAGCATCACACAAACATATACTGTACAAAATCCAGAAGAGGTTGCAACTTTGAATCCTGCTGAAGGTATACAGCGTGGAGATATAGTGATTGTGACCAGCACGTATGATAATTTGATCGCTAAAATAGATGCCCCATCTGGTGCATACGACTCATCGATAAAGGCATATTCTGGTTATAGTAAACTAGCCAAACCTGATGCTTATGTAACAAGTGTGAATGATCAGACAGGACATGTAGTTCTGGAGTCGGATAATATATCTGATGTTGATAATGACAACAAGTGGATGACAGTTGCAGAGAAGCAAATCATCGAACAACTTGATGATACATATATTAACGTCAATGGTGACACAATGACTGGTGACCTTGACACGACCGCTAGGTTATTGTCTGGTGGTAGAGATTTAAAAGACGCCTTTTGGGTGAAAGGTGATAGTCTAGCTGCGATTGGTAGTTTCGATATTGAAGGTGAGATAAATTCTGATACATACGCGACAACTAACACAACTGGAGACAAGGTTATTGGTATAACCAAGGATGTTAATGTTGGTGGTAACATATTACACATTGTGAATGGTATAATTGTAGGAGTGACTGATGAAGCATGAGCCAAGAACCAACACCAACAAAACCACTGAGCGCATTCTATAGTACCAATTTAAACCCTATAGTAGATTCTTACGAGAAGCTCGCTACTCGTATAGCATACACACTCGGCTATCCGCAGATAAATATAGAAGCACACCAAAATCAAGTATTTGAGAACATCAGCATCGCTATAGAGATGTTTAGCAAGTTCGCTGGTTATACAGAAGAGCTCTTGACATTCAATTCCCGGTTGTATGAGCCCGGTAAAGGTCTTCGAATGGATGTTCTGTTTACCGCAACAGAACAACTCAAAAATTCAACACCAAGTGATGATGAGGCTACACTAGATACAGACTTGTATGAGATAGGAAAGAGTACAATAGGTGAGAGTCCTAAGAACTTTGCAGTATCGTACAATGATGGAAATCCATCGATGAGAGGGTATGATTATTTAACTGATAATTACAGAAAGGTTATAGATCTATTCGCGTTTGAAGAGGGTAGTAGCAGTGGTATAAACACACTATTCACACTGGAACAAACATTAGCACAACAAACATATTTTAGTTATGCATTAGGTAAGTATGGCTTTGACTTGATAAGTTGGTTTACGATGAAAAATTGGCTTGACACACGAAGAAAATTACTATCTGAAGACTACTATTATAGATTTGATGATCGCACACAAACAATGTTTCTAACACCTGAGCCAGGTGGTGGTGCTAGGAGAACACACTTTTATGGTATTGTTGGAGCGTACGTCGAGCGACCTGTGCATCAATTAGTGAGTGAACCGTGGGTATATCAATACACTCTCGCATTGACAAAAATCATAATCGGTCGGATACGTGGAAAATATAGTGGTACAAATCTATTTGGAGGTGGTGTACCAAATTATAGTGAACTGCTATCCGAGGGTAATCAAGAGAAGGAAAAGCTTGAGACAAAATTATATGAAGGTGTACCGGGCTTTGGTGATGGTCAACCACCACTCTTTTTCGTAGGCTGATGGATTACATTTATACAATTAAAGTCATACGTGTAATTGATGGTGATACCATTGATGCTGAAATTGACTTAGGATTTAACATCAAGCTCAAAAAGAGAATAAGATTATATGGTATAGATACACCAGAAACACGCACTAGAGACAAACAAGAGAAAATAAAAGGCCTTGCAGCTAAAGAGAGATTAATAGAGATTGTTAAGTCTCAAAATAATGAATTGTATTTAAAGTCAGTAGATCAAGGAAAATTCGGAAGATGTATCGGTGTTCTGTTTGAGAGAGACTTTGATACAAGTATAAATGATCTGTTAGTTGAAGAAGGACATGCTGTAGTATACATGAGGTGAAGAAACCGTACAAGAAATATAAGGAATACAGACAGGGTGTGTATAAACCTGTAAACAAACACAAATATAAGGGCAGTAAGAATCCAAAATATTTGAGTAGTTGGGAGTTGAAGTTCTTCCGGTGGTGTGATCGAAATCCACATGTGGAGCAGTGGACGAGTGAGAATGTTTACATACCGTATATATCTCCGGTGGATGGTAAACTACATAAATATATTGTAGATAACACGGTATTCATACGTGAAGGTAAAGATAAACTAGTTAAATATCTAATCGAGATAAAGCCATACAAACAAACAATACCACCAGTAAATCATGGAAATAAAAAGAGAAGTACAATCATACATGAAAATTATACGTGGCAGACAAATCAAGCAAAATGGATCGCTGCCAAGGATTGGGCTGATAAGAATGGTTATATATTTCAGTTAGTTACAGAAAAACAATTTAACTTATTTACTAGGTAGTAGAAATTCTTCCGAGAAGCATAAATACTTAATAATCATGCACGCGAAACTATTAGTTGAAACAACCGATCCTTCTGAATTTGAATATATTATAGAAGAGAAAAATAATAATACAGATCCAGATGTATATATAAAAGGACCTTATGCGATGGCAAAAGAGAAGAACAAAAATCAACGTATATATTGTGAGAAGGAAATGTTGACTGAAGTTAAGAGGTACAATGAGCAAATGATAAACACGAAAAGAGCATTAGGAGAGTTAAATCACCCCACAAGTGCAGATGTTGATCTCGAGCGAGCATGCCATCTTGTGACTGAACTCAAGCCCTCTAAAGGTAATCCTAACGTCTATATTGGTAAATCAAAGGTATTATCAACACCAACCGGTATGATTGTTAGATCATTAATCCGAGATGGTTGTAGTGTTGGGATGAGTACTAGATCTTTAGGAAAACTTGTTAATGAAGGTGGTTCTGATGTCAGTCATGTTAAGAATATGAGACTGGTAGCGATAGACTGTGTAGCGGATCCGAGTTTTGGTGAAGCATTTGTTAATGGTATTTTAGAGAGTAAACAATATGTATTGAATACATTCGGTGAATATGAAGAAGCTTATCATAATCTAGAATTGGGACTTTCCGATCTACCTCGAAAAGATGTAGAGACATACATCAAGCAAAACATACTCGAATTTATAGAAGCAATAAAAATAAAATGAACAATAACGACAAAGAAAGAACAGAGATCACCAATTTTATTAAAAGTTTGAGTGAAAAAAATTACGCAGCAGCCAGTAAGAGTTTACAGAAAACTGTAGAAAATAAGCTGATTAATAAAATAAGTAAGTTCAAGAACATAAATATTTTTAAACGATGAGTGATAACACAATAACCGAACAATTAAGAAAAGTTGCATCTGATGTATTATCTGAGGAAGTGCTACAAGAAATTGAAACCGCTTTTAATGAATCTGTATCAAACAAAGCAGATGAGCTAGCAGCATTACGCGTCGAGAAGGCGTTAGTTGAGCAAGATGAAGCCCATGCAATCAAATTAGAGAGATTGTTAGAAGCGATCGACTCCGATCATACTTCTAAACTACATAAGGTGGTAGAGTCTCTCGACAAAATACATTCTGACAAGTTGATACAAATCGTAAAAAAATTCAAGAATGACATGAATGGAGATGCAAATATGTTTAAAGAGAGTTTAATTGATAATATTAGTAACTATCTCGACCTGTATGTGGAAAAGACCATCCCAACCAAAGACATACAAGAAGCTGTTAGAAACAGACACGCAATTACAATTTTAGAAGGGTTGAGAAAAAACTTAAGTATAGACAGTGCGTTAGCGAGCGATCATGTACGTGATGCTGTCATCGATGGTAAGAGACAAATAGATGAAGCATCTGCTGTGAATGATAAGTTGATAGAAGAAAATAAAATCTTGAAAGAGTCGATCAACAAAAAAGAGGCAAATCTAGCATTAGAGAGACTCACAGAAGGTTTACCTTCATCTAAAAAAAGACACATATACAAAGTATTAGAGGGTAAGAGTGTGAAATTTATAAATGAGAACTATCAATACACATTAGATATGTTCGAAAAGACAGAAGCTGAAAAAATGACTGAACTAAAACAACAAGCAACACAATCCAAAAAGATTGCTGACCGTCCTGTAGTGGACAAGAAGCCAGTTGTGAGTGAGAGTGTCGAACAGCAAATTGAACAAACAAATCCTGATAGTATGCAGGATAAAGGACTTTTTGATAACTACATGGGTGAACTCACCCGGTGGTAATCAACGTTGAGGCAAATTAGCCTGAGTAATAAGAAAAGGAAACATTAGAAATATGTCACAGGTAAAACCCGCACAATCATATATCGATCAAGAACGCGCAGGAGTGCTTCTTGAAAAATGGGCTCCAGTTTTGGACTATAGTTCTGACAACGTCAAGGCTATCACAGACGATCATTCTCGCTTAAACACCGCGATTCTCTTGGAAAATCAAGAGTCATGGTGCTTAAAAGAAAATTCGTATGCTGGTGGTGCACTTGGTGGAGGCAGTTCTTTCGGACAGCTCGGTGGACAATCTTCTCCAACAGGAGATCATTATGCCACAGGAGATAGCCGTCTGCCCAAGATCTTGATCCCAATGATTCGTCGTACATTCCCTGAACTTATCACTAATGAGATCGTAGGCGTTCAACCCATGAGCGGTCCAGTTGGACTCGCTTTTGCAATGCGTTACAAGTACGAGACTGAAAGTCTCGGATCGACAGGAATCGACGGACACACGTACGGATCGACTGTTGTCGGTAACGATGGACAACCTCGCACAAATGACGGAACTGAAGCAGGGTATCAAACTCTTGATACACGTTTCACCGGAGCATCATCTGCCGCATTGAGCGGTGGAGCAGGAATCGATTTTATCGATGAAGATGCTGGAGTTGCGAAGTTGCTCAAAGACTATGAGCTAACCGGTAATATTCCACAGATGGTCGTTTCATTTGAAAAGACTGCTGTTGAAGCTGGAACTCGTAGACTTGCTGCTCGTTGGAGTGTTGAACTTGAACAAGACCTTAAGAACATGAACGGTATTGATATCGATACTGAATTGACAAACGCTATGTCGTATGAAATTCAGGCCGAAATCGACCGGGAAATGCTCATGAGGATGGTTCAAGTAGCTGCAAATGCTGGAGCTGGAAAAGGTGTTAGCACCTGGAGCCCCGCAAGCGCAGACGGACGTTGGATGGCCGAACGTAATCGTGACCTTTATGCTAAGATCATTGTTGAAGCGAATCGTATCGCTATCCGCAATCGTCGTGGTGCTGCTAACTTTTTAGTTGCTACACCTCGCGTTTGTGCGATTCTTGAAATGCTCCCTGAATTTCAGTGGATGCAGGTTCAAGGCAATGTAAACACCCAACCAGTAGGAATTGCTCGTGTTGGGAATCTTGGTGGAAGGTTTAATGTATATCGCGATACCCGGACTGAAGCACAATATGAAGATGGTAAACGTGGCGAATCTCGCCTCGAGTACATTCTATTGGGTTATAAAGGACCTGAGTTTTACGACACAGGTATCATTTATTGTCCGTACATCCCAGTGATGGTACAGCGCACGGTTGGTCCTAATGATTTTGCTCCACGAGTTGGACTATTAACACGTTATGGTGTTGTAGACAATATCTTTGGTGCAGATCTTTACTACCATGTTATCGTAATCTCAGACTTAGGTGAATCGTTCACACCCGGCACTCAGTCGGTGTACTTCTGATCGTTAGTTAGATGCAACTCAACAACCGGTGAAATGATATATCCGGTGATAAAAACAATTTTTCGACTCTCACAGGTGATGCTGGAGAGTCGTTTTTTTTGTGTTTATTGCTTTGCTGTCTTGACATGCATCACAAATGGATCTACAAGATCTTGACACTCACGTGCGATCAAAGCAGAATTCGAAGCACGTACAGGGTTGATGTCAATACCGCCACGCCTTGCATACAAACATGTAACAACTAGCTCTTCTGGTGACAAAGTGTCATATAGTCGTTTGTATATAGTCTCGCAAATTTCTTCATGAAAATGACATTCATCTCTGAATGATACAATGTACGCTAACAGGCTCTCTGGACATATATGTGTTTGTGCCTTGTACATAATATACACATCTCCCCAATCCGGTTGGCTTGTCACACGGCAATTACTCTTGAGCAAACTACTATGCCATCTTACCTCTTCAGACACAACACCATTTTCTCTAGGTTCCTCTAACCAAAGCAACTCTGGAGTTTCACTATATGTATCTAAAAGCATCTTACCTAGTTCCTCTTGTGAGAAGGTGTCCTCTAACGTTGTATATTCAAATGGATCTAAAACTTGTTCTCCCTTAGCTCTGAAGCTCGCAGGGTGGGTGTGTACATGAACAACTGTCCCTAGTAATTTGGATAAATCCTCTGATGCCTTTTTATCAATAAAATCCAACACATCTACAGGTTGATCACCACACTTGTACATATTAAATGAGTTGAAATATAATTTTATACTTTTACTCTCAACAATATACTTGTTATTGCACGGATAGACAATCTTAGCAACACCAGCAACTGGCAATCCATTGTTAGTGAGCGCGCTTACTTCATATGCATTCCATGTATCGTACCCTATAAATGGTAAATTATCATCACTTATATCGAGGTGCGTTCTATTGTTCTGTCTAGGTTCACTAACAAGTAACGATGAGTCGTATTGATCTTTGTACTGTGATACCTGTCCTAGATGTTTAGATATTCTGGAGTTGTCTAATGTTGCTGTTGTCATGTTCATTTATTGTTTGTAAAATTGTTAGCATTCGCTCTTGCTCATCGCCATATAATCTGACTATCTTGTTGTACCAAAAATATTTTTGAGCGAATAACTCCTCATACCTATCAATTATGCCTTGTCTAAAATCATGATCAAGACTCCTCTCCCCGTCATCGATAAGTTGTATATCTTCTGGTTGTGTGTAAAAAATATGATCTAGTCTCCCGACTAACTCGTTCATCAAATTGCCTGCATATTCACAAACCCACTCGTCAACTATACCCCTAGATGCCAAATAGCATGAATATATATAACCATCTAATATACACCTATCCAACATAGTGTTACCTACAGACTGTGTATGGTTGATTAAATGTTCACTTAATATGTGTAATTGTGTTGCGTTGTTTCCTTGTTCGTTAATCGAAAACCCATTACGTTTGACTTTCCTCGTGACTTCATTAACAAAATTCCATTGAAAAAAATCTTCTCCTTCATGAGACATCGACATACACTCTTTTAGTAGTGTTGTCTTACCTGTACATTGTGCACCTGTGAAACTAATTAACATACCACATTATATCCTATCTATAAGATATTATCCACTAATCTTTTGGATATTTAATACGATCATCCAGTTGACGTTCTTTTGGAAACGCATCCGATTCTGAAGCTCGCGTTTCTGTATGCATGGCGCACAGTATATTCCATACTACAGCTGCAGCATGGTCTTCCGAATCTTCACACCGCCACCAAGCCTCAAGATGTCTATGAGCGCAATCAAAGTACACACTCAAAGGCATCCCCTTCATCCAGTTATTTTCTCCGTACTTTTCTGCACCATCTAGATACCTCTTCAGTACACGCTTCAGTTCCTGTTGTGGTAACAAGCTCATGCGCAATTTTCCATCACCGGTATCTCTTTGTGCTCCGGAATCAAACTGTCTGTTATTTTTTTCTTTTTTCATTAATATCTTCTGCTGTTGTTATTTGATACTTGCTATTGAATGTCATCATCCCACATAGTGCTGCTACACAAATCGAAAATACCGCAAACCATGATCCACCAAAACCAATCACGCCCGCAACATATACATTTAAACAACATGCCACAACCAACAATTTTCCTTTAAAATTTAACAACCGCCACGGAGCCATTTATATAATATTAGCACCTTTCTCGTTCCATAGATCTACCTCACATATCTTTAGTCTCTTTTTATGTGAGGTGAATCTCTTGATGTTACTCTGCTCGTCTCTACATCGTGTTAAATTGTTTTTATCAATTTGCACACACTCTATCAAGTCAGTGCCATTATATCCACAGTAATATGAAGTTGTATCTAGACCATCCGGATGGACAAATCCAGTTATAACACCATACTTTTTAATTGTTAAAAATTTATAACAAACAATATCCCCTAGTTCAAAGTCTTTTTTGTTAACTATCGTCTTATTAATATCGATATGTTTGCAGTACTTTGAATGTATCTTACGTGTGATATATTTATCATCGCTTGTCATTCTGGGTTGTAAGCGTTTGGTCAATATGTATATCTCATATTTTGTATTTTCTCCAGCCCCAATAATACCACAAACCTCACCAACACCTCTACGGTCCTTTGATCTACTATCTATATATTTCACAATTGATCCAATCTCAATCGGAACATTAAATAATACTCTAAACTTCCATAACATTAGTATTTAATCCGATGTGTTTATCATCATAAAGTCGACCCACATGTCTGTAGCCATCTCGTGTAAATATTCTGTCAATACACCACACCCTGTAAATGTGTTGGATGTAGATCTTTCCATTACAACTTTTCCTGCATCAACTTCTGGAGACACATGATGTATGACACAACCAACGTGTTCATATCGCTCTGGATACTCACACTCGAAAACACGTCGTTGTGGGTCAGCTCCTTTCAATTCTGAATATTTTGTTATTAAACCTGGATGTAAATTATAAATCTCATATTCCTTGCAAACAGTCTTAGGTAAAACTCTCATCCACCCATGTAGCGTCAATACACAATCATCCCACAACACTCTATTATAATCTTGTACTTCAGGTCGGTCCTTGACGTAAACTACATCTGTTTTAGATAATAAATTTTTGTTAATACATTTATCACCTGGTGTTTTGTTTGTTATAACACGATCCGGAAATCTGCCTATCTTTTTTGATATGTTGTATATCTCATTACCTGTGTGGCTAAACATGGCCACCCATTTCTTATTTTCTATTAACATACTATCTTCTTATTATTTTTTTAAACATCTTAGTATTGTATTCAAGATCATCAATTTGATCATCAGTCATTTCGTGATCTATCAAATCTGCTAGCAGCGTCGATGGCTTGATATTTAATCCCATGTCGTCATTATATCTCAAACCTTTAATAGAGGCAACAACAGGATTACTTGTGTCACAACTCTTTATATTGTGTACATTGTTATCAACATACCATCTGAACTCACTGGCTAAACTACAACCCAACAAATGGTGAGGCTTTTCCCAGCACCATATACCTTCATCTATCAACTGCTGTATAAATCTGATTCTGCCAGATTTCATCTTGGCTAGTCTGTGTGGATATGATGAGTTTGCACTATATCCTGTGTGTTGATAATATGAATAATCAAAGCTTATCGCTATATATTCAGCGTGTTCAGCCATAAACTTATAGCACTCTACAAGATCGTTCCAATTCACACCTTGCACAACACCTATTTTGAGAGCACCGTCACCTAATGAGTGACTGTTATCAGTATACTTCAACATCCAATCGTTCCACGCATCACGTGTACCTTCAAAGTCTTCTAGAACATCCGGTACAATATAATAATTTGGTTTCAACTTGCTTATCCATTCACAATATTTCTTAGGATCAAAAGCCTTTTTCAATTCAAATATACTGTTGTCTAACAATACTGGTATATCTGAACTCTGTTTGAGGTTTTTAAAAAAATTATAATATCTAGGATGTGTTTCAAATAAATGAACCAACGCGTAAGCGTAATCATTATACGTTAATGAGTGTTCCAACATACTGATTGGACTTTCATGTGAAACTTCTATATACATATTAACATTATATGATAAAATGTTGCATATATCAACAATAAAGTGTAACATATATAAATATTTTATGATGAACAACCAACCGGAATTGTCACCAAGTGGTAGAAAAATTATGTCACATGCAAAACAAATCGCATGTGACTATTTGCATGATTTTATAACGACCGAGCATATATTGTTAAGTATATTCGAGTATGATAAGCTGCCCAGTAGTGTGCAGATCATGAGAGATATACACTCAATTGATATCGATAGCTTCAGATCTTTTGTTATTTCAAATCTCAAAAAATATAAAGGTGATAAAAAGCCTAAGATGGATGAAATTGAACCGAGCGGTCGGGTATTGACTATGGTCTCATATGCTGCGAGTATAGCACATGAGATGGATTCAACGTTTGTGAGTGTAGATCATCTGTTATTGAGTATTTTAGTCAGTGATAGCGGTACTGGTAACAATTTATTCAAGCTCAAAAACATTGATGTGGATGTCTTATATGAAGACATATACAGTAGAATAGTATCACTACCCAAGAGGCGCAAGCGCAAAACAAAACAAAAGACATCACCTTCTGGAGGTGGTGATGAGGTCATGACTAGTACAGATCACACAGAAAGTGTGATAGAAAAGTATGCTACTAATTTGACTAGATTAGCATATGAAGATCAGCTTGATCCTGTTATCGGTAGAGAATCTGATGTTAAATACATGCTAGAGATATTAAGTCGCCGTACCAAAAACAATCCTGTATTGGTTGGTGAACCAGGAGTGGGTAAAACAGCTGTAGTGGAGCTGCTTGCTCAACGGATCGTCTCACAGCAAGTACCTGTCAACATGTTCCATAAACAAATATACTCATTGGATCTTGCTCAATTGGTTGCCGGTACAATATATAGAGGTCAATTTGAGGAGAGACTCAAGGAAGTAATAAACTACGCTCAACAACAACCAGATATCATTTTGTTTATAGATGAATTACACATGCTTGTAGGAGCCGGCTCCACATCCGGGAGCATGGATGCGAGTAACATACTTAAACCTGCACTAGCTCGAGGCAAAATCAGCTGTATTGGTGCAACAACATTACAGGAATATAAAGAGTTTATTGAAAATGATGGTGCATTGGATCGTAGATTTCAGAATGTGTTTGTAGATGAACCTACACAAGATGAAACATTACAAATATTGAGAGGTATCAAGCATAAATACGAAACATATCATAATGTCAAATACAATTTAGGCGTGTTGAGAGAGATTGTTGATATGTGTAATAGATATCAACCTGATAAACGCTTTCCAGACAAGGCTATTGATATACTAGATGAGGTTGGAGCACGTATCAAAGTGCGTAAGTTGCAGCCAAAATGTGTGAGAGACTTGCTTGCCAGCATCGAACAGGTGATTAAGCGAAAGAATAGAGCAGTCGAGGCACATGAATTTGACACAGCATTAGGCTACAGAGAAACAGAACAACAATACATCGAAGAACTGAATGTTGCGATAAAGGAACGTGAGGATTTGTATGATAATCCTGGAAAGGCTGAGCGTGTTGACATCGAGCACGTGCGATCATTAGTGAGTGACCGGACCGGTGTGCCTGTGAACAACATAAACAGATCAGAAGCAGAGGTTTTGAGGGAGCTTGCATGTAACATGAAGAAGCAAGTTATAGGTCAAGGGTCTGCAATAGACACAATATGCTCTGCGATCAAGCGTAGCAGAGCCGGACTCACAAATCCAGATAGACCTATATGTTCATTATTATTTCTAGGACCCACTGGAGTTGGAAAGACACACCTAGCGCGCATCTTAGGTACAGAGATGTTTTCAGATGGCAATTTCAAGCAATATGACATGAGTGAATTTAGTGAGAAGCATAGTGTAAGTAAGTTGATCGGCAGTCCACCAGGTTATGTTGGTTCAGGAGAGGGTGGCGATCTGACCGAATTCGTACGACACAACCCATACAGTGTGTTACTTCTGGATGAGATCGAGAAAGCACATCCGGATGTTCTTCAAGTTTTTCTACAAGTGTTGGAATATGGATGTCTCACAGACAGTGATGGATTGAGCGTCAATTTTAAAAACACCATAATAGTGATGACAAGCAACGTTGGAGCCCACAAGTTTGATAAGCTCAACACAGTTGGTTTCACCCAACAGTATGACACTCACACCGCGGTGATAGATGAACTCAGAAAGATGTACGCACCAGAATTTATCAACCGATTGGATAATCTGATTGTGTTTGATCGGTTGAATGATGATGAGTTGACAGAGGTCGCTAAACTGTTGCTTCGAGAGTTGAGATCAAATGCACGGACCAACAATGGATGCATGATAAGTTACAGTGGTGATGTGTGTGAGTTTGTGGCACGATCCAACAAACAACATGAATATGGTGCCAGGCCATTGAGACGTGTGATTGTTGATCAAATCGAGACCCCATTGGCTGAGATGTTGATAGACTCACCTGAACCAATCAACAAAATCAAAATAACAGTGGATGGTGAGAAGCTGCTGTTCACCGCTTGTTGAGCTTCTGATAATCTATCATCTCTTTGCTCACATGCTTCCACACTTGGTATATGAAGTGATCGGTGATGTCTGGTTCATGATTGTATTTGACACGATACTCGGCTATAACATCTTGTAACAATTTGTTTTTGTAACAATCAACAATGTCATGCACCGCAGGTCTTGTGTGATCGGCATTCAAATGCCTGTCATAACAAACCGGACAACAATCCACATGCTCTGTGTCTTTGTTCATGATATACTGTTCTAGATAATCATACAATCTCAAGTTGAAACACACCATATGAATAAGTATTTATATGGGACCAATATTAAACACAATAATAGGCGCTGGTATCAAGCTCGGTGTCAATCTGATAAACTGTTGGTTGGAGCAAAAAAGACAAGATCAAATGATTCTAGCGGCACGTGACAACACCATGTTGCAAGCACTCATAGACAATCAAACCAAACAAGCCAGCGATCCATTCGTGCAGAGCACTCGGCGTGTGTTGTTTTTGAGCATCACGTTCACGTTGTGTTTCTTGATGTTGTATTACGCGATGAATCCTCATATCACGTACGATGTGGTTGTACCCAAGGGTGATTCAGCCAAATGGGGCATATTCAGCTGGGTGTTTGGAGCCAGAGAGTGGGATCTGGTGCAAATGACTGGTGGTTTGTTGCTCACAAGCTTCTTCGACTTGTGTTTCATGGTGATTGGATTTTACGCCGTGCCAAGCAAGAGTCGTTAAACGTTCAGACCAAACGCTTGTGCCAACTTGACAGACACAGCGTCACTGTCATTCAGATCCATAGGTGCTTCAACAGGTATTTCCACATGTGTCACGGTGGAGTCTTGAGCATCACTGTACCCATAGTCCTGATATATATCCTCACCATCCGCGTCTGCATCTATCTCCAACACCTGTGGTGCTTCAGGTTCTGGTGGTTTCCATTGCTCGGCCTCTTTTCTGTATATGTCACTAAATATTATGTTGAGCAACTGTCTGGTGTGTGATTGATTGGAACATCTGTTGACAAAATCCTCAATATCATCCATGGTGAACGCGCCTTGCAATGCTGCTATCGGGTCGTCCAGGCTGGAGTAACACTTGTGAGGTATATAGTCATGAGCCAAGGTGGCACAATCTCTGATCACATAATAAGCGCTCTTGTTCTTGATCTCCACACCTGTGTCAGGCTTGACCATAGCACGCTCGCTTGGCTTCAACAGGTTACGTTCCTTGATACGGCTCACACTCAAGATCTTGAGCTCAAAGTTCATTTGCCCTTGCTACGAGTGGTCTTGGTTGTTTTCGCGCGATCCACCAGCTGTTGCAATTTGCAATCAATATCATCCAGCTTGCTGACCAACAACTCCTGCTGCTCGTCACGTGACTTCAGTTGTGCTTGTAATTGGTCTATCTGTTGATACAGTTCATTGACCTTGTCTATCTGCCATCTCTCCATATGCTTATTTATGCTCACTAACAACATAAATCAATACAAGCGCCGCAGGCGCTTCCGCGGTTGAGCCGCAGGCTCCGCCGGATCCCACCGACATGACACGCATGCCGACACAACGCCGTGTGCAACTCTAGCTGGTTTCAGGTGGTGGGCGCTTGGAACGATTGCTGATCCAGGAGCTCATGATGCACACCACCACCACAGCCGCCACGATGCTGATGAATGTGGGCAACACACCCTGGTGCTGCAACATGAGCTTGTTGCTCTCTTGTGCAGTTATGGTGCCATCTCCATCTGTATCTATTGTGGATGTTGGCACCGAGCTGACAATCTGCATTTGGGAAGATGTTGTTTTTGTTGTCTGCTTCGCAGGGCCTCGTGAGATGGTGCATCCGGCACATGTCATGAACACCCACAATGTGATAAGCACGAACAACATCAGATTCAACACTGGTATGAAATCTCGACTCATGTGAGTATTTAGCCTGTGGGTCGTATATGGCAAATGTGGGGGGCCACGCGCAAAAAAATTTTGAGCATGCATATCTGCCGTTAACGGTGTTTGCTCTAGACTATTTGTTTTCTCGCACGCCTGTGTTCTAGACAGCGGGTCAGCTCAGAGAGCGGGTGTGCAAAAGAGAACGGGGGCCCGATTCGGAACCCCCGTCCTGGATCAGTTATGGAATGGAAAGTTACGCGGCTGGAAAGTGTTCAACACCTGATTCAACCTCTGCCAGCTCGCCTTTGAGATTGCTCAGCTGGATGGACAGCTTTTGAATGCGTGTGACCAGCAGTGTGGCTCTTCTTTGACGCTTGTCTGGTGCAGCTTCTCTGCTCACATACTCTGTACGAAAGCGATCGATGTTGTTGCCATACTTACGCTCGATCAGGCCGGCCAAGTATTTGTGATAAAAGCTTTTGGTCTTGCCAGTCTTGTTGCAAACGATCTTGTAATTGTTCAGGTCGATACTCACATCTTTACCTGTGGCGTTTTGAAGAGTGTAATAAGCTTTTGCTCGGCGAGACTTTTTGATTTGTTTTTCCATAACGTTTGTTGATTGTGTGTTAAAATGATATTATACGCT